ACTACCAAGTTTTAACTTTCCAGAGTGGGATTCGACTGAGGATGTAACAGACTCTTCAGACTCTTTCAATGGTCTTGATATAGACGCTCCTGAGTTAAACTTAGCTTTTAACGCTAGTGCAGGAAGGGAAGCAGAACGTACAGCTAATGCTGAACGGATTAGAGCAGAGGACTTTGACCGCTTAGACATCTCTAACTACTTTAGTAATCCACTATTGAGATAAAAAAGTAATTGACTTTTGCCAATAAATATGATATAATATTCTTTAAAGAGGATTTGAAATAATGAACTACTTACAACTTGTTAACCAAGTATTAAGAAAACTACGAGAAGATACTGTTACCACTGTTAACGAGAATGATTATAGTAATCTGATAGGTATCTTTGTTAATGATGCTATTAATGCTGTAGAAGCTTCTTGGGATTGGAGTAGCCTTAGAAAGACTTTAAGCATTCCGACCTACTCAGGACAAGATACATACCCCTTAACATCCTTTGGCATACGTGGTGAAGTTATGTATGTCTATAACACTAGCAACAATAACGAGATAAAGCAACGAACTAAAGCATATATAGACGATAAGAGGTACAAGACAGATAACCTTGGAATGCCATACAGTTGGGCTTTAAAGGGTGTAGATGTTAACAACGATACTAACCTTATCTTATTTCCTAAGCCAGATAAAGAATACATACTTTCAGTAGATTGTGTTATTCGTAACGAAAGCTTAGAAGCTGATTCAGACGTTACAGCTCTTCCTACTCTTCCTATCATACAACTAGCTTTTGCTTATGCTCTAAGAGAGAAAGGTGAAACAGGTGGTCAAAGTGCTATGGAACAGAGTATGTATGCAGATAAAGACTTAGCTAACGCTATAGCCTTAGACGCTGCTAACAACGCTGGTGAGCTTGTATTTGACGTTATTTAGGAGAGAACAATGGCGAAGCCTTTACAGTCTATAGCAATTCAAGCACCTGCTTTCTACGGACTGAACACACAAGATAGCCCTACAGGCTTAACAGAGCAGTTTGCACTTGTTGCAGACAATTGTGTTATCGATCAGTACGGGCGTATAGGAGCTAGGAAAGGGTGGAAGTACAAGACTACAGCTAATCCTCAAGAGCTTGTTAGCATTTCAGAATACGTTAAAGCTGACAGTACTACAGAAGTTATCTCTATGTCATCCTCAGCAGTCTTTAAAGGTGTGGAAACATTAGTTGACATTACCCCTGTAGGTTACATTGTAGGGAGTGGTAACTTTACTAGTGTTACTTTAAACAACATACATTACATGTTTAGCGAAGGTGAAGACCCTTTATATTATGACGGTACTACGTGTGCCAAAGTAAGTGATAATCCTTTCTATGAAGGTGTAGTGCCTAAGAGTGGAATAGCCCTTGCAAGCTTTGGTAGACTATGGGTAGTTAACGAAGACAAGACTACTGTTAGTTGGTCAGACTTGTTAATTGGTTCAGCTTGGACAGGAGGTAGTACAGGTAGTATTAACCTTTCTAAAGTATGGTCTGATGGTAGTGATGTTGTTACAGGCTTAGCAGCCCACAACGGCTTCCTAATCATCTTTGGCAAGACACAGGTGTTAGTGTATCAGAATGCTTCAGACCCTGCTACAATGTCTCTAGCAGACTCTATAGTAGGTACAGGCTGTATAGCTACTGAGAGTATTCAAGCTACAGGTAATGATTTATTGTTTCTTTCTAGTGATGGCTTAAAGAGCTTTAACAGGACGATACAAGAGAAGTCAATGCCTATGCGTGATGTCTCCAAGAATGTACGTACGGAGCTTATGAGTGCTGTTCTAACTGAGACAGGTGTTATCACGAGTGTTTACAACTCTAAAGAAGCTTTCTATCTTCTTGTACTTCCTGAGACTCGTTTAACATATTGTTTTGATATGAGAACACCCTTAGAAGATGGCAGTCACAGGGCTACTAAGTGGTTTCAACTAGTACCTAACTGTCTCTTAACACGTAGAAGCCAGACTTTACTGTTTGGAATGTCTAACGGTGTAGCAGAGTATGAAGGCTACTTAGACAACAGCGCAACATACCCCTTAAACTATTTCTCCAACTATCTAGACTTTGGAGCTTCATCAAACTTAAAACTATTAAAGAATTTAAAGATTTCGGTGATAGGTGGTAATGGCACACATGTAACTCTTAACTGGGGTTATGATTATGACTTCAACTATAAGAAGAGAACATTCCTATTAGCCGACCAGACAATAGCAGAATACGGGATAGGAGAGTACGGTGTTGGGGAGTTCAACGCAGGTGTTCTTGTTAACCGTCCTAGTGTTAATGCTTCAGGTGGTGGTCAAGTAGTACAGCTAGGTGTAGAAGCTGTAGTAAACAACAGTCCACTTTCCATTCAAAGAATAACAGCACAAGCAATCATAGGCAGAGTAATATAATGAGTGATTATACAAGCACAACAAACTTCGCAGTTAAAGACAACTTACCTTCTGGTAATACTTCTAAGATTATAAGGGGTGGTGAAATCAATACAGAATTTACAAACATACAAACGGCTGTTAATAGTAAAGCTAATTCAGCTAGTCCAACCTTTACAGGCTTAGCAACGCTTGAGACTTTAACAGTGACAGGTGCTGTTACCGTAGGTACTATTGATGGAGGTACATACTAATGGCTGATGAATGGTACAAACCTATTGTTGACGGTTTTATGGATAACGCTGGTAATCTTTTAGGTGCAGGTGCAGCAGCACTAGGAGCCTCTACAGCGGCAGACGTAGCTAAAGCAGGTGTTACTGAAGCTATGACAGGCGCTGAACAGCGTTATAACACCTTACAAGGTAACTTAACAGGCTCAGGCACTTTCAAGCCTTATACAGTCTCTGGTGGCTCTGGTTCTACTGCTATAGATGGCAGTAATGTACAGTTTAATGCAGGACAACAAGGATTAACAGGGCAATTACAATCACAAGCAGGAATGCTAGGTAGTAATTTAGGAGGTGGTGTAGCTGGTTTAGGTAGTATAGGACAGCAAGCTTTCGCAGGCTCTGCAGGTGCTTTAGGCGCAGGTTCAGGTGGTTATGCTACAGGACTAGGTCAGCAGTATGCTACTCAAGGTCAACAGCTTTTAGGCTCTCAAGTTCCCCAAGGATTGAGTAATCTACAAACAGCATTTACTACACAAGGCTTACAAGTACCTCAAACAGCTTCACAGGGCTTACAAGGCTTGACAGCTCAGTTACAAGGACAAGCAAGTCAACAACTAGGACAACAATCTCCTAATGTTTCTAATACGTTTGCAGGTATACAAGCACCTGCTTCTAACTATGCTGCTGGTGGTGTAAGTGAGCAAGCTTTCAACGCTATGAACTTTGGAGATACTGGTGCGAACGTGCAAGGCTCTTTTGCAGGTGTTAACGCTCCTAACGTACGTACTAATGCTGGTGGTTTAGGCGAACAAGCTCTGGCACAAGGTCAAGGTATGTTAAGTGGCTCTACTCCAACTGCTCAGGGTGTTTACGACCAGATAAGAGCAATGCAATCACCTGATGAAGAGAGACAACGTTTAGCCTTAGAGAATAGATTGTTTGCTCAAGGTAGAACGGGTGTTGCTACTGATGCTTATGGAGGCACTCCTGAGCAATTCGCTATGGACAAGGCTCAAGCAGAAGCACGTAATACAGCTTCTTTACAGGCTATGCAGACTGCTGATACATTAGCTAGTTCACAGCAAGACAGAGCTATGCAGTTATCACAACTAGGGTTATCGGCAGAGCAAGTACAGTCTCAAATGGACAGTGAAGGCTTTAGCCAAGCGATGCAACTAGGACAAGCAGGTTTACAAGAAGCACAAACACAAGAAGGCTTACAAGCTTCCGCACAACAAAGACAAGCACAACTAGCTCAATTAGGCTTATCTGGTACACAGATTCAAGCTCAACTAGACAGTGAAGGTTTTGGACAACAACTACAACTAGGACAAGCTAACTTACAAGCTCAACAGTCTCAAGAGGCTTTACAGTCTTCAGCACAGGCTAGAGCAGCACAGTTAACACAACTAGGCTTATCAGCAGAACAAATACAATCACAACTAGCTAGTGAAGGGTTAAGTAGAACTACACAGTCTGCTCAAACAGCTGGACAGTTGGCTCAGATTGGTTCAGGCATTCAAGGACAACAACAACAACTAGGACAAGGTTTATTAGGTTTGGGCTTGAACGCTCAAGAGCTTGGTGGACAACTTGGAATGCAAGATTTACAACAAGCACAAGGTCAATTTGGCTTAGGACAACAAGCTTCCCTGTTACCTGCTCAACAGCAAGCAGCACAGTTAGCTAACATCCAAGGTATGCTAGGTACTTCTTATATGCCAGAACAACAACTTGCAGCACAGAATCAACAAGCTATACAGATGGCTCAGTTGGCTCAGTCTGGTCAGTTGGCAGAGATGCAAGCAGCTACTAACTTAGGTGAGTCTAATTTACAACGTTACACTGAACTAGCCCTTGGTAGGTCTACACCAGATGTACAACTTGTTAATGCTCTAGGTAATATCGGAGCAGGTATGTTCGGAACAGGAGGAACGCCATAATGGCTAATTCAGGATTGTTAACACAAGGTATGACAGTAGAACAAGCAC